CCATTCCGTTCAGTTTGTATTTAATTTTGCGACAATTTAAGGGGGCTGGGGGTGAACTCACGCAACATCAGAGACAGGATCGTCGAGCTTGTTCGAGTCCCAGCGAACGAGCTGGTGTCGAATCCTAAAAACTGGAGAACCCACCCTGAGCAGCAGGAGAAAGCAATTGAGGCCGTCTTGGGGGAGATCGGGTTTGCGGGTGCGGAGTTATGCCGACGATTGCCAGATGGGCGACTAATGCTGATTGATGGTCACGCAAGAAAAAAGGCAATGGGCAACAATATGATTCCCTGCCTCGTTACGGATTTGTCAGAGTCGGAGTCTGATATTCTACTTGCGGTGTTCGATCCGCTTTCCGCAATGGCCAGCACAGACACGAGCGGGCTAGATCAACTGCTGTCTTCGCTTCCTTCTGTTTCTGAAGACTTGGCAGAACTCCTGTTGTCGGTCGGGAAAAACGCTGGATGCGAATGGGCACAAGACCAAGAGGAAGTCGACACATCTCCACAGCTACCACAAGGGCTGCAATTTAGAATTGTGGTCGAGTGCGAAGACGAGTTTCATCAATCCAGGCTGCTCGACAAATTTAACGCCGAGGGGCTGATGTGTAAGGGTGCGGTGATTTAATGAAAATCGAATTTACGGTTTCCTCGGAGCCGTCGCAATCAAATAGGGTAAAGTCGCTTGAATCTATTCTGCAATGTCCAGTTCAAGAAAAATGCGAACGACAATTCGTCGGTGAGTTGCCGTTTGAAGATCGCGCGTGGAATGTTGGCTTAATCGTGGGGCCGTCAGGGTCGGGTAAGTCGTCTGTCATGAAACATTGCTTTGGTGAGCCAGAGCAGTTGTCTTGGGTTGGTAAGTCGATCTTAGATGACTTCCCGCAGTCGCTGACGATGGAGCAAATTACGGAAGCGTGTTCTTCGGTGGGGTTTAATTCAATCCCATCGTGGATGATTCCCTACTCTGTTTTGTCGACCGGCGAGAAGTTTCGCGCTGAGTTGGCAAGGCGGATAGTGAGCGATGATGAAACGGTTGTGTTTGACGAGTTTACATCGGTCGTCGATCGGCAGGTAGCTAAAATCGGATCGCACGCCGTTCAAAAGTTCGTGCGCAAAAAGAACAGAAGGTTTGTGGCGGTGACGTGCCATAGCGACGTGGAGGAATGGCTGCAACCGGATTGGGTTTTTGAGCCGGAAACAATGGCATTCACTTGGAGGTCGCTTCGGCGAAGGCCAACAATTGATATCAAGATCCGGCGTGTGCATAACTCTTTATGGTCAAAGTTCTCACGATATCACTATATGACATCCGATCTGGTTAACCATTCGTGGTGTTTCGGAGCATTTGCTGGGAATGAGATTGTGTCGTTTGTCTCGATAATCCATAATTGCCACAGGGCCGCGAAGGACACACCAGCAAAAACAGGCTCTTACAGATTTCATCGGATGGTTACGCTACCAGATTGGCAGGGTTTGGGGATCGGGATGAAACTTTTAGAGGTCGTTGCCGCCGCGTTTTCTGGACACGGAAAAGATGTGTTGATGCCGTCGGCTCATCCGTCGCTTAACCGGCAACTCGACAGGTCGCCGCTATGGCTGATGACAAAAAAACCCGGAAGATTCTGGCAGAGAAGCCAAGGAAAATCAACCGGGGGAAGGATGAATGGGATGTTTAAGTTCGTTGGACGGCGATCCGACTACAAGTTTTCTGCGGAGTTTATGGCTTCGACAAGAGCGTCACTCGGCTCAATTAACCCAAGCGCGCCTTTCCATGCGACCGGACGCGAAAACAAAACAGGGTCAACGAGATGAAAACAGAAAGGGCCAGTGGCGAACGGGTCAGACACGAAATCGACCGGCGTGCAATCCGCAATCGTGGCTACTCCGATGACCGAGCCGAATCGCAAATCGTCGGGCAGTGCGATCCCGAGGCGATCAGCGACATCGATTCCGGCTCGCAGGGATGCGCAGCTCGCGCCGGCGTGAATGAGGACTGGGCCACGGTATCGGGTCGACCATGTCCGATTTTCGTAACGCTTGTGACCAGCGCAAATGAGCCACGCCCAAGGCTGGTGAATGGTGAGAAGACGCATCGAAACCCTTAAAACAGAGGGAAAACAGCGACACGAGGGCATTATACCAAACCGATCAGCCAGGTGGAAATGATGGGCGAAGAAAAAATTCGTGTCACCCGACTCGACAGGATCGAGCAGCGGGCACTGCGGTCGGGATGGGAGATCCCGGAGGGGGTGCGGGAGCAACTCTTACTGCGGCAAATGAAGATCGCGCTAAGTAAGGAGTCAAGCAACCGAGACGCTACAGCAGCGTTTAAGGCCGTGCTTGCCGCCGAGGCGATGGCAAAGCGGCACGAGCGATCGCAGCAACCAATACAACACGAGCACATATTATTAACGGAGGAACAAAAAGTTGACCGCCGCAACGCTGAGTTGTTACGCCGAATTGCTGAGCGCATGCCGGACGCAGGATGAGCGAGTCTACGTCTACGGCCAGATGGCTGAGGAGTACGGAGACGACATTCTGCAGGGGCTTGACGATGATCAGCCGTTGCCAGAATCCGACGGAGTCCAGACGGCGAATCGGCACAGCGATCGAGTCAACGCCGCGCAAAACGAACGTACTGCACTGTCTCAAGAAATCGGACCGCTACCCGAGATCCGAGACCGCAAACGCCGCGAGTCATGCCGCCGCGACCTAAAAAAATTCGCGCTGACGTACATGCGGGCGGCGTGTTACCGGGGGCTGTCGCCATACCAAGTCGAGATGTGCGACGCATTCCAGTCGGTAATCTTAAACGGCGGCAAGCGATGCCGAGCCGTCCGCCGAGGTGGATTAAAATCGACGCTGGCACGAATCGCAACCGCCTGGGCCGTGCTGTACGGACACCGAAAATTCCCGGTGTTGGTCGGAGCAACTGACGACAAAAGCAATGAGCATCGTGACAACCTTTTCAAAACGCTCGAATCATCGCGGGAGCTTCGAGACGATTTTCCCGAGCTGATCCCGTTGTTGTTCAAGCGAAAAAACCCCAAAAAAACACTGCGACTCAACGGCGAGGTGCTGACAGTCAGTCACAAGGATGATCGGGGGTCGATCATCTTCCCGAGCATCGCCGGGACCGACTGCAGCGAGGCGAGGGTGGCACCGTATTCCCTGATGAGTACCGACGTGAGCGGGCTGTCATTTGTCGACGACACCGGCAAGGTGATCAGGCCAGATTTGCTGATATTCGACGACGTGCAAACGCCGCAGTCCGCCAAGAGTCCGCTGCAAACCGACAGCCGGGAAAACAAGATCGACACCACGTTCATGGGGCTGGCGGGACTCGGGGAGACGATTGCCGCAATTATGGTTTGCACAGTCCGCGAGGTCGATGATCTCACGATGCGATATTGCGATCGAGAGCGTCACGCCGATTGGGATGGGTCAAAGTATCCGGTTCTCATTCACGAGCCGACTAACAAAGCGAGGTGGAGGGAATACGAAGATTTGCTGCGGGACGGTGACAAGCCGGAAGACGGGTTTGCGATGGCCACAGCGTTCTACCGGGACAATCGCGACGAGCTCGACGAAGGCGGGGTCGTCTCTTGGGAGGAAGACAAGCCCGAGGAATTCATCTCCGCGATGCAGTGGTGTATGACGATCCGCTCGCTTCAACCGGACTTTTTTCGATGCGAGATGCAACAGGAGGGGGCACCGCCAGCCAGCGGGCTAACGCAACTCAACGGGGTCGCAATCACTCGCCGATTGTCGGGGATTCCTCGTGGCATCGTGCCGGACAAATCTCAGTACCTTACTGCGTTCGTCGACTCGTCGGACCATGTGCTGTGGTGGATGGTGTGTGCTTGGCAAAAAGATTTTACTGGCTGGATCGTTGACTACGGAACGTGGCCGGATCAGGGGCGACGCGAGTTTTACAAAAGCGAATTGCCGCACACGATCGAGTCAAAACTTCCGGGGCGAAGTTGGGAGGAAGCTTTCGTTCACGCCCACAATCACCTCGACGCGATGCTGCTGCGGGATTGGCGGGACGAAATCGGAGTTCCGAGACAGATGGATTTAATCCTCAAGGATTGGTCAGACGGTGGGCAAAAAAGACTGATTGAATCTCAGGTCAGCTTGTCGGGAAACAAAAACCGAATCAGGCCGTCAAAAGGGTTTGGGCCAAAGCCGGGAAAAAAACCAGTCCACTATTACGGGGATCCCAACAAGGACAGGAACACTGGGTCGCACTGGGTCGAGCGACGAAGCCAGTCGCCCGTGTTCGTGGACTACGACGCGAACCAATTCAAATCAATCGGGGCCAGACGGCTCGAAACCATTCCGGGGGCTCCGTCTGCTGTGCTGCTGCCGGGATCGCACGAGCACGAACATCAAATGTTAGCGGAGCATTTCACTGCCGAGCAATCCAAAACCATTGTCTATGACGGATCAGCGGGGGTAACATGGGAGGCACTGCCGGGACGTGATAACGACTGGCTCGATACGTACGTGGGGAATTGCGTGGCAGCCTCAATGCTGGGGGTATGCGTTCCGGGGACCGAGGTCAAGCAAAAGGAGCGACGAACATTCGTAATGCCGGTGCGACGATGACGGAACGACGGGAATTTAAAATGCCGGGCCATGGAATCGAGTGCGGGGGATGCGGTCAGGTGCTGACATCTGTCTGCAGGACGACGCAGTCCGAGGGGTTCACTCTGCGCGAAAGGCGATGTGACAACTGCGGAAAACTCAATGTAACGAGCGAGCGAAGGATCAAAACTCGCGACGTTAGAAAATATTTTAATTGAATTGCTACCCGTAGCAATGTGGTATTTTCATCGCACGTTGAGAGATTTATTCTCCGTGCATGGCAACACTTTCCGACCAAATCGCCGCCGATGCCGCCAAGCCGCAGTCAATGTCAGGCGATGGGGTAAGTGTCGCTAATCGTTCGCTGGCTGATCAGATCGCCGCAGACAAATACGGTCGAGCCAATGCCGCAGCCGCATCACCGGCCAAGGCGCTCAAGACGATGTTCATGAAAATCGTCCCGCCGGGGGCTCAATAATGGGCATCCTCGATTTCTTTCGCCGGCCGAAGCCTTTGCGAGCCACGTTTGACATCGCGCAGACAACGCGCGAAAACAAAAACCATTGGGCCGCAAGCGATAATCTGTCTGCTCGCGCTGAGCTTTCTCCAGGCATTCGCCGAGTAATCCGCATCCGATCACGCTACGAGGCCGCTAATAATTCGTGGTACTCGGGCATGATCAGAACCGCAGTCAACCACATCATCGGGCGAGGGCCGCGACTTCAGGTGATGACGGCAAACCCGGAGTTCAATCAGCGACTTGAACTCGCCTACGACGCGTGGTCAAAAAAAATCAAGCTGGCATCAAAATACCGAACCGTCTACGGGGCTGAGTTCCGCGACGGCGAATCGTTCATTATGCGGGCCGAGCGACCGCGTAATTACCCGCTGTCGCTTGATTTAAAGATATTTGAAACCGAACAGATTGCGACACCATGGACCGGTGCGATCCTGCAGGATGCGTACGTCGATGACGGCGTTCGGTTCGACGCAAACACGAACGAAATCGAATACTACGTCTACGATCATCACCCCGGTTCAAACATCCCCGTATCAACGCTCAAGGGCGAGTGGTATTCGGCCAACGAGGTGCTGCATTTATTCCGCGCTGAGCGACCGGGGCAAACGCGAGGGATTCCGCGAGTCACGCCGTCGCTGCAGACACTTCCAATCATGCGCCGGCAGGAGTTGGCAACGCTGTTTTCGGCTGAGTCTGCAGCGAATTTTGCGATCTACATGAAGTCAAATTCCGCCGCCGTAGATCCTGCAGCCGCGCCAACCGACTTCGCCGAAATGGAGCTCGCTCGCAACATGCTGACAGTGATTCCCGAGGGGTGGGATCTCGGTCAGATCGAGCCGAAACAGCCGGGACCGCTGTACGAGATGTTCCAACGCCAAGCGTTAATGTCGTTTTGTCGCTGCACAAACATGCCGTACGCGCTGGCAGCCGGAACCGCAAAGGATAGCAACTTTTCTTCGTACAAAGGCGACATCCGAAACGTGTGGCGACCGGAAGTTGAAACCGAGCAAAATCACTTTGAGCTAACCATTGTCGAGCCGGTATTTCAATGGTTTCTGGAAGCCGCCGTCTTCGTTCCGGGCTTGCTCGCAGGTGGGCCGCCAATCGACCAAATCAAGCACGAATGGAACTGGCCGCCACTGCCGGATATCGATCCTGCCGACACCGTATCAACCAATGCACAGCGAATTTCGACGGGGCAGTGTTCGATCGCCCAAGTCTATTCCGAGAACGGGATGGATTGGGAAACCGAAGCCGCGAGTTCCGCCGCAGCATGGGGCGTGGATGTTGTCAATTACAAAAAAGCTGTGTTTGATCAGACGTTTGGGCTGACGCCGCAGCCAGTTCCGCCGCAACCAGCACAAGCCAGATTCCCGCAGGTGGCACCACAATGAAAAAACTCAATTTCACCGCCGCAATTGAGCTAAACGCATCAGAAAACGCGCCGAAAACTGGACAAAAACGGTTCAAAATTCTCGCGTATTCGGGTGGGCTGCTCAATGTCGAGGGGTTTCCCTACCCGGTAATCATCGACTTGGCGGGGCTGGTTTCAGATCACGCAATTCCGATCCTTCTCGACCATAAAAAAACCGTTGAAGCCACGCTGGGTCTGACGGATTCGATCCACAACGACGGCAAAAGCCTCGTAATTTCGGGGCTCGTTACCGGCCAAAGCGAGATTTGCCGCCAGGTAATCGCACAGGCCGCAGCGGGTCACACTTGGCAAGCCTCAATCGGGGCTCTAGTCACAGATTCAATCGAGATCGAGCCCGGCCAAACGGTCGAGGTGAACGGTCAATCATTTACGGGGCCGTGCATTGTCGCACGATCCGCATCACTGAGAGAGACGAGCGTCCTTCCCGTCGGGGCGGACTCGACGACCACAGTTAACTTAGCTGCAGTTGCAGCCATGAAGGGGAATTATATGCCGTCTTTCGAAGAATGGCTTGAAAGTCTCGGGATTGCCGCGGCAAGCCTGAGCGACGAAAACCGTGCCGTGCTGAGCGTGGCTTACGACACCGCAACAGCAAAGCCAACGCCAGCCGCAGCGACGATGGATGACATGCCAGCCGAAGAAAAACCAAAAGAAGAACCGCCAATGGCCGCAGGTGCAATGATGAATTTGAAAGCCGCGCTCGCCGCGCAGAACCGAGAGATCGCCGCAAATCTTCGCCGGGTCGCCGAGATTCAGGCATCCGCCGCAGGCAACCCGACGATCGCCGCAACAGCCATTGAACAGGGGTGGTCGACGGACCGAGTCCAGTTGGAGATGCTGCGGGCATCGCTCGCAAAAACACGACCAACCTCGTTCCGCGCCGCCGAAAGCAATCTGGATCAGGCCACGGTATTGGAGGCCGCGATTTGCATGACGCGAAAAACCCGTGAATTTGAAAAAGAATTCACGCCCGCGATCCTGCAGGCCGCTCACTCTCAGTTTCGCCGGGGGATCGGACTCAAGCAAATGCTGCTGCAGGCCGCATCGGCCAACGGATACCACGCCAACGCTGGCGAGGGGATTCACACGGGCAACCTAGAGGACGTGCTACATTTTGCGTGTCCGTCCAAGCGTGGGCAGCCATTAAATGCAACCGGGTTTTCAACGGTGAGTGTGCCCAACATTTTGAGCAACGTCGCCAACAAGGAACTGCTTACCGGCTACATGGAGGAAGATTCCGCGTGGCGGGAAATCGCCGCCGTAAAATCGGTGAGCGACTTCAAGCAGGCCACATCCTATCGGCTGCTCGACGATATGACGTACGAGCAACTGACGCCAGCAGGTGAGATCCGCCACGGTGGAGTCGGTGAGGAGACCTACACCCGGCAAGCAAAGACCTACGCCAAAATGTTCGCAATCACACGCGAGATGATCATCAACGACGACATGGGAGCGTTCGACGATTTGCGAGCCCGGATCGGTCGAGGGTCAGCCAGAAAGTTGAACCAAGTTTTCTGGACCGAATTCACGAACAACAGTTCGTTTTTCACAGCCGGAAACACGAATTATTTGACGGGAGCGACAAGCAATCTCGGAACTGACGGGGTCGGTCTGGGGCTTGCGGTTCAGAAATTCCGCACAATGACATCGCCAACGGCAGACGGAAAGAAGCGAGTCAACGCTGACACTGCAAATCCAGTGGGCCGAACGGGAACAGGGGGCCGTCCTGAAATCCTGCTCGTTCCGCCAGAGTTGGAGGCAATCGCCGAGGCACTGTATCGCAATCAAAACCTCGGCATGACCAAGACTTCCGAGGCGAACATCTACGCCGGGAAGTACCGGCCAGTGGTCGCGTGGCAGTTGTCGGACTCGACTTACACCGGCTACAGCACGACCGCATTCTATCTGCTCAATTCTCCAGGCTATTTGCCCACGACCGTGGTTTCGTTTTTGAACGGGGTCGAAACGCCAACGGTCGAGAGTGCCGACGCCGACTTCTCAACGTTGGGCATCCAGTTCCGAGGCTATCACGATTTCGGCGTAAATAAGGCCGAGTATTTGGGCGGGGTCAAATCCAAGGGTGCGGCCTGATAAGTGCGTCCTGAGTGCGTAATGTTAAAGTCAAATAAGTTCAACTGAAAGATAAAATCATGGCACAATCGCCAGCAATCAGATACACGAGCGAGTACGACAAACTCGATTACACGCCATCCAGTGCAGTAACAGGCGGTGACGTAACGGTCACAAACGGACTGGTGACGATCGCGGAAATTGACATCGCCAGCGGGGATCAGGGGGCAGCCGTTTATTGCGGTCAATTCCGCGTCCCGAAAGACACCAGCGTGTTTGCAATCAACGATCCAGTCTACTGGAATGCGACCGGGTCACCAGTCACCGGGACCGCATCCAGCGGAGCCGCGACATCCACCATCGGGGCTAACACTCTGATGGGATTTGCGATCACGGCCGCGCTGACGGGTGACAGCGAAGTCATTACTCAAGTTCAGCCGTCGATTCCGCAAAGCGAATTGTTTTCGTTTCAGGAGCCGATCACAACCGGCGCGGTCACGCATTCAACATACATCGTGCCACGAAAAATGCGGCTGATTTCGGTTGATTACGTTCACGCAACCGGGTCAACATCGGGGACGTTGCAGGTCGCAAAATGTACAGGGACGCAAGCGCCCGGGTCAGGCACAAACCTGCTAACAGGCACGATTGACATGAGTGCAACGACGGTGGCCAACACGGTCACAGCCGGAACGCTGATTGCCACTGCCGCGACGCTGACATTCGCCAAGGGCGATCGGGTGGCAATCGTTATCGCCGGGACTTTGACAAGTCTTGTCGGGGCTCACGCTACCCTCACATTCGTCTACGTTTGATTGGGAAAACATGGCTAATATGCTCTCTGATGGTGTGGCAATGATGGTGGCTTCGCTGCTTGACAATGCGGGCATCGCTGTCACTTACACTGCCACAGTCTCAGGGGGCACGTTGACCGTGGAGATGTTCCAAGGGCCAGAAAAACCGACGATAGTGCAGGTCGGAAACGAGGTCGTTGAAATGATCATGACCGATTTTGTGGGAGCTTCAGCCGACTTCGTGGGCGATCCAGTCAGGGGGGATCGCATCACGGTCGGAAGCGGAGCAGTCTACGAGGTCAGGCCGATGGGATCGAGCAAGCCTTACTACCGGACGCTGGGTCAAATTAGAATTCACACGCAGCAGATAAAATGACACTCACAATTTCACCAGCCGACGAAGCCTGCCAAGCAATTGTTGCGCGAATTAACTCGGGTGGCGAATACTCGCTTGCGTTGGACGCTCGTTATTCGCGAACGGAAATTGATTACCTCGAAGAGCTCGACCGGCTGCGGGTCGATGTGGTGGCGGTCAGCGAAACGCAGCCAAATGACCAGTTGGACGCGAACGAAAATTCCAGCCACAAAATACAAGTGGTGATCCGATCAAAAACCACATCGAAGGATGTTCAGGATCTTGCTTTAATTGTGCGTCAAGTTTTTTTGAGGCTCGACAATTTTAATTCATCGGACCGCCGGGTTTGCGTTTGGGAATGCGACGTTGAGGAAAAAGAAAACCCGGTAAAATCTCTGCTCAATGACGCTAACCTGTTTGTTTCGGTCATCAATCTGCGGGTTGAGGTGGTTCGATGAACGATTTGAAGGGCGTGGACAGGCTGATTAAGACGCTCAATGGGGTTGAGCGACAGATAGCTGGTCCAATTGCAATCCAAGCCGTCAAGGCGGGACTGGCGGCCAGTTACAAAGCGATCAAGCCGCTAGTCGGCAAGGCCAGCAAGACTCTTCGATACCGCGTAATGGCTCGCAAACGACGTGATTTGGTCGAGGGAATAATCGGTATCGGAGTGGGATCAAGAGCCACAAAACAGACCAGGTATTTGCCGACTCTCGTTACCGGGACCGAGCAGCGATTTCGCAAAACTAAATCAGGAAAAACGGCAGCAACCGGACGAATAATCGGCAATAACGGGGTGGCAATCGGCGTGGCAGCGAGTGCAGCCGATGCCGCAGCCGCCATGGAAGCATCGATCAAAAAAAGCCTTTCAAGACTTTCGAAATAAAGGAAAATCATGGCAAAACTCAAGAGCCGTGGAGTGGTGTTCGCTCAGTACGTGTCTGCCGCCTACGTAGCAATGGCCGGGCAGCAGTCGATTGATATCTCGGGCGAGGCATCCGAGACCAACGACACAACCACGCTGGACGGAGGTGCATACAAAACCAAAGACCCAACTGGATACGTTGAGCCGCCGACCATCAAGCTGTCGGGGCTTTACGATCCCACCATCGCGACGTACACAAATTTTGCCGGATTGGTTTCAACGCCAGTAGCGACCAATTTCAAAATCACGTACACCGACACCGCGCCGACAAGTGCCGTCTATTCCGGTGTAGGGTTCGCGATCGATAAAAAAATCAGTCCCGAAAAACACATCACCGCAGACATCACGATCGTCACATCAGGAGCCCCATCGTGAAGTGTAAATTTCTCAACGACACCGATACCGAGCCGAGTCTGTTGCCGGAATCCGAGGCCGCCAAAGCAGTTGCCCGGCCGGCAAGGAATCGCGAAACAGGCGAGATCCGCAACGACTGGTATTTCCCGGCAGGGACAGAGCTCGACCATCCCGACGCATGGAAAATGGTCAATTTCGGGATGGCAACCGCTGCTGATCAGGAGTGCTTGGACGCTTGCCAAAAAATCACCGCCGACGAAAAGTCTCGACGCGAACTAGCGTATCAAGCCGACGCGAAAGGCATCAATGAGCCAGCCGATCGGGACCTGTTTTTTCGTGGCGTTATCACTGGCTATGAGCGTTTGTCGAATGGGTCGCTTGCCTACGTTCCGGGGCCAAACTGGGGCGATCACGCTCAAAAAATTGAGGCCGAAAAGGCCAAGGAAGACGACGAACTATGAGTTTACTTACGAAAAAATTCAAACGCGAACACTTTCCAGTTCCGGAGGCAGAGGGACTGTTCGTGAGGCCGCTCAAAAATTCCGAGAATCGACGGGGGGCCGCACTGACCGACGATGCGGACAAGGTTTGGTTCACCATCGGCATCGTCTTGACAGACGCGGAGGGGTCGCCGCTGTTCGCCAAATCGCCAGAGGAAACAGATCAGCAGTTCGCCGACCGCGTGAGAACCGAACTCGACGAAGCCGATTTCGACAACCTGCTGATGAGCAAGGTTTGTGATTCAATCGGAAAAGTCAGCACGTACAACCCGGAGACCATCAGAAAAAACTAATGACCGACGAGGAGCTGCGGTTCTCTCGTCGGCTAGGGCTTTATATCGGAAAATGGAATTGGTGGCTGCTCAAGGATATGCACACACCCTACGAGTGGGCATTGCAGCGACTGGGGGACGAAATCGAGCCCCTCGGCGACAACCGAAACGACTTGCGAGCCGCAAGGCACACGACGGAATTACTGGCCGCACTGGTCCCAGGTATTTCACAAAGCGAATTGACGGAACGAGCTCAAAATCTGCGGCAATACCTCGCAGTGCAGCAGCCGCCAGACGACGAAGTTTTGACGCCAGAGCAGGCCGCAGCGATCAAGGGGACGTAAGATGGCAATGGCCGACATGGTCGCAAAATTGGGGCTTGATTCCTCGGGGTTTATCGCGCCGATCGAGGAGGCGATCGCCAGGCTGAATTCACTAGCAGTCGAGTCGCAGGCCAGCTTCCAAAAATTGGCCGCATCAACCGCACCTGCAGAAGCAGCCGCAAAAAACCTTGCAGCAACGCAAGAGCAGTCATCAAAAGCTGCGTCTCAGGCCGTCGAAAAGCAACATACGTCACTGATCGGCTTCGCGCTAAAATCAACCGGAGTTCTTTCGCTGTTTGCTAGTGGGATTGCGTTATTTGACCCAAAATTCAAAAAATACGCTATCGGATTGAGCTTAATTTCGATCGCCCACAAAATCTATCAAGCCACCGTCGGCGCATCGATGGAAGCCGCGAGGAAAGCGCATGCCGCAATGGCAGCGAAGCCAACGGAAACGGCGACGGCAGCAGTGGCAACTAGCACAGGATCAGGAAAGGCGGTTCAAGAGGCAAAAAGTCTTGTTGCGAGCACGCTGGAAGTCGCAAACGTGATGGGTCAACGCGCGTTATTCGCCACGATCATGTACAAGGCGGGGCTTGACGAAATCGGTGCAGCGGTCGCAAAAAACCTAAGTCTCGATTCCGCGATGATGAAATCAGTAACGGGTATCGCCAGCTCGTTCGCAACTGCCGCAGGAACCGGGATAGACATGTTTGCTGAGGGTATCAAAGCCTCGGGGCTTGCCGTCCTGCAGACTGTTACCGGGTTCGGCGATCTTACGGACGTCGTTGATTTTGGTGCCGCAAAAATTACGCAGGCAGCAAAATATATCGGCACAGGAATGACGTACGTTTCCGACAACGCCCGCGAATTAGGGCTCCAAGTCGGCGCGTTTCTGGGTTCGGTGCAAAGCAGCATGTCACCGTTGGGTGATGGCATGTTTAACTCGCAGCGATACATCGAAGAAGGCCGCGAGCTTAACAAGCTGATCGAGCAGTCGAAGCTACGAGACGAGGCGCAGGCCGCACAAACAAACGCAATCAAAGCCATATCAGCCGCCGAGGAAGCCGCATCGCGAGGCAGGCAACTGGCCATTGACAAGGCTCGCATCGGATCGATTCAGACCGTGGCGGGAATCGACGCCGAATTGCAATCGCTCAAGGTCAAGCAAGCCTTTATGGATAAGGATACGCAAAAATCAAAAGAATATCTCAAATATATCAGCAACGTCACGCAGGCTCTGGAAAACCAGCGAACGGCACTGATGGCAGGCGACGCAAAGCCTGAAGAAGCCAAGCAGTCTGATGCAGCCAAATCTTATGAGGCCGCACAGCAAAGCCTCGTAAAGCTGCAGATGGGGCAGGAAGCCTACGCACGAGCCGCAATCATGGCGATGGACGCGACCGACGATGAGGTGGTGGCATTGCTCGCATTGCATGACCAGACTGTGGCGCTTGAGGCCGCACAAAAACAGCAGCAAAAAACTGATCAACTTTTCACGCAGGGCGCAAGCAAAATCACCGACATGAAGGACCAAATCGACTTACTGACAGGGGCCGCGACAACAGCCGAAATCGAGATGAGAAAGCTATCCCGAGCCGGGTACGACGAAGAGCAAATCAAGGAAATCGGCAGGCTAACAGAGCAGACGGAAAAACTCAGAGCAAAGGCCGCAACAGGACCAGGTGGCGGTGCGGGAGGGCTCGACAAATCCATGGCAAGCCAGTCTAAGGCATCGTTTGCAGGATCGTCCGAGACAGCCAGTCTGTTTCTTCGTGGGGTCGGTGGCGACTCGGGAGGGGTGCAGCAAAAGCAACTTGCTGCACAACAAAAAATGGTAACAAGCCTCGACCTGATCGCCAAGCAAGGCAGTCCCGCAAGCTCCGACGCAATCACAACCGCTAATTTTGTGTGAACTATGGCAATATCAGTTGAAATGCTCGAAGAATCGACATCGGAATACATCGCCAGCGATGGCAAACCGGTGATCGAAATTACCGAAACGTACCTGATGCAGGACTCCACCACCAGCCGGGTCTACATCAATGCGGCGCGACTAAATTTTCACGCTGCGACCGGGATCATTCCGGGGGCCGCGCACGCATCTACGTCAATCATGCGGTACCGCAAAGTCGATCCGAAGCGAATGGCCACGCGGCAACCATACCAGCAGTGGACGGTGACATGCACAGCAACCACGGACTGCCCGCTAATCGACGATCCAAATCCCGCCAACAGGCGATGGAAGCGATCGGTTACCGACAGCGATCAACAGCGTTTCATTTTTCGAGATCGAAACGACAAATTGATAGTAGACGCAGCCGGGTCACCGTTTGATGGTGGTGTGCCGGTTAACGTCAAGCTAATCACCTACAAGTGGCAGCATAACACCGACTGGAGCCAGTACGATCTTGGCCGAATCGGCAACATCTCAGGCACGATTAACAGTGATACCTTTCTGGGAAAAG